GACAGTAGAAGGCTTCGTGGGGCGTAAGGCTATTTAGGGTGGTATCACTACGAGTGTAATAGAGGCGATACTATGGACTTACTGAAAATGAATCCAATGGCACGAAAATTAACTGTTCACACAGATGCTTTTAACAAAGCATTGGAGAGCAGTGACCCGTTTGCAGCACAGCAACATCTAAATGAAATTATGAAGTTTGCTGGATATTTGAATGAAGATATTCATTCCGCAGTTGTTAAAGCAGAATCAGAACTTACTACTGTAGTTCAACCCGGAGAAGCAACTATTCTCAAAATGAGTAAAACAGGAGCAAAGTTTGATGTCTCTCAGCGAAATGATGTTCTACCCGGCACAATCATGTCGGCACGCACTGGTAACGGTATGCGTAAACATTACGGAACTTTTGGTCGTTATTCTCCTAAGTGAAGGTGTTTAGATGAGTGAAGAGTCTGTTGCTGAGCGTTTGATGAATGCTCTAATTTCTAAAATGGAAACAATGGATGGAGACTTACAGATGCTCAAAGCCGAGAATCAACAACTTCGTAACGCAGTAAGCGACCCGATTAGTATGCTACGCAAAGCAGGTTTTGTTCCCGCTGCTACTCCATTAAGTCAAGATGTATCTACCGATGCATTTAGAGGAGACATTGGAGTTGAAAATCAAATGGACTCAGGATTACTCAAGAGTCAAAATGAATACTCAAACAACGATATTCATTTGATGTCTTGGGATGAGATACACGAAATGGCTGAGCAAGCCAAAGAAACAGAGGTGACACAATGAAACCCATACCATCCCCGATGAGCCGACATGCGTTAGATTTAATGAACAAAGCACAGCATCTTTCTGACCGTATTGATGTTCTTTCTAAGGAAAAATGCCCTGATTGTGAAAAGACAAAAATGGGCTGTGCTAAGATGGGCTGTGGTGGAAAGATGGCTAAGGGTGATGGAACATTCACCATTGGTGATGCACAGCGAAGAAACGCTGGTTTGGCAACAGGTGAGCCTCGTGAAGAAATTGATTACTCAGAATCCGATTACGATTATGATTACGATTATGATTATGATGATGCTAATGAAAAACCAATGTCAATGCGTGAAGATACTACTCCAGCGAGAACTTTACCTCTAAGTGAAGGTAAGACTCGTGACCAAAAGCGTGGTGACGCATCTCGTGGTGTCCAAGTTAAAAAACCGGGATTCCGTAGTAACGAACAAATGCCTATGAGCGATGCATCAGCATCAGGAAAGCCTGAAGGGGTAGTTGATGCGATGATGGCTCGCCGTCAAAAAGAAAAAGAAGGGGGAGGAGGACAGAAGCGTTCTATCTTTAGACACCCTATGGTGGGTAAATCAGTTGAGGCTGGTAGCCAACCCGGATTTACTACGGCTTACGATTCAACACCCCAAGGTGTTATGTTTATGTCCGAAACTGGTGGTCAAACAAGAAACGCTTACTACACCACAAATCAATATCCATACAATGCTGAAGATGTGGCTAACAAAGGCGCTACATCAGTGCAAGTTAGTCTTGACAAATTGGCCGCTATGTTAAACCCACATGAAGGTGGCGGAGTAAGCCGTCTTGATGATGGCGGGGTTCTCAAAAACAACCCCAATTGAGGGGTGTTTTGAATGAGAGAATCACCATCAGATTGGTATTATAGAAGTCGTAACGACCTTCTTAAGTCAATTTTTGACGGAATTGACCTACATAATGCCATTGGTGATTTCTACTTTGCTAAGATGAACTTAGAAAACCACAATCAAAGTATACCACAAACTCCACTGGATGATGTGTGTTATTCAATCTTAAAAGAAAGACAAAAAGGACATCGTTTTGATAAAAACAAAAGAAGAGATAAGAGAGGTTTTGAAAGAGGAGCAGAGATGAGACTCGGAGAACATGTTTGGCAAAATAGAATAAGAGAAAGACCTCTACACGAAGTTGCTTCTTCATTCCCCCATGCCGAGTTTGCTCAAGGGCAACATTACCCTGAGTCACATCCACATCACAAAAAACATCATCCTCTACGCCAAAAAAATACCATAACTGGTAGGTCGGCTATGGTTGAAAAGTTAAGGCGTTTCTACTTACCATCAAAACCCGGCGAAGAAAGTTTGTCTCACCGATATAAAATGGCTGAGATGGGTAAAGAGCGTCTTGAAGAAAAAAATAATAATCCAGCAGTAGTTGGTAAACTTCGTTACAACACAGAGTTGGGTAAAGAAGAGAGGCATCATAATTTTCTTGGCCCTCTAAATGACCATTACCTACACGACATCTATGAAAACAATTTTCAGCGATGGAAAGAGCAAAACTCTGACCTTGAAAAAAAGATGATTGAAAAGTTCCCAAAACCAGTAGAACACGAACATGCTTTGAGATTGAAACATTTTGAAGATGCAGCCGATGGATGGGAGGGTGACCAATATCATTCTGAGATGTATGACCCAAAGGCTACAATGAGCGAACAAGAGATTCAAGACCATATCTACTCAGGTGAACCTGAAAGTGAACTTGAGCCTAAACTGTTGAAAGAAGGTTTAGGTCACGAGGGTTACTTGTATGGTTTAGAGTTTTTGAAACCACTTGATAGGCATAAAGTGATGAAACACTTGCATGAAAAGGGTAGCGACCACGCTAATGCTCAAAATATAGAATTGGGTGAAGGTAGAAACATCAGTGCTGGTCGTATCAAGAGAAATCTTGCTCAACGATTTACTGGTGAGTTTGACCACTACATGCGACCTCAACACATGCATGGTGCAAATGTCAAAAAGCACTATGAAACTGTAGACGATATTCCTGATGGTGAAGACAGATTTATCAAAAACTCATTGATGGGTGCTATGCAACAAGTTCCGTTTGACACTGATAATGAATCACCTACTTCAGTCTATCAAAACCTTCTTGACGAATACAATGAACTTCTACATGAGCATCGTGACTCTATGGATGTAGACACATACGAAGAAGAAAAAAGTGAAGGTTTAATTCATCTACCAATCAAGGGAATGATGCAAGGTCGTAAAATTGGTAAATTATCAGACGCTAAAGCCGTCTTAAGCGAATTAAAAATCCTTGACGATAAACCATACGAGCATATTGATTTAGAAACAATGTTGGGTTTAATGGGATATAATGCTGATTTGACTGAAATGGATTCACACCCATTACTTCATGGTTTTGAAGGGCCGCTTGTTGGTATAGACAAAATAAAACAAGTCATCAAGGCTGCTAAAGAAATGTCTGAAACTGAGAGGCAACAAAAACCAATTCGTAATCACGACTCTTTTCATCATGGAGGTAAAAATGGCCCTGACATCAGTGATATTCCTGAAGACGAAAGAGAGCACTATCTAACTGATGATGATAACAATATCATCGGACTCGGTGCTCATTTTGCTGAAGACTTTCACCATCAAGGGGGAATGGGTAGAAATGTAATACACAAATTGGAGATGATGCATGAATCTCTACCTAAAAACGATGATGGTTACTCAATTATGGGTAGAGTAGAGGGTGACAGATTCGTGCCTAACCCAAAAACTGTAGGTCTTTGGGGTCGTTATATCCCTTCTTTGTATTCAAAAGAAACAAGGCAACACGCTGGTCACCACGGTATTACTTCTTTTTGGGATGCATCTAATCACCGAAACTTGACAAAGGTAAGAAATACAAAGAATATGCCATTCCGTCAAAAAACATCGCTTGTTGGTGGCTATTCAAATAAAGTTAGATACATGAGTGATGATGAGCGTAAAGTGTATTTTAACGGCCCTGCAAATAGAAGCGCCATTAGTGCTGACAATTATTTTAACTCAAATCCAATTAACGCTCTTGGAGGTATTGGACTCAAGGCAACTCAATCACTGAACAATGCGAAGCATTCTCATCGCATGGTCACTGCTGGTGGTAGACTTCATCCACCGCATGACCCCATGAAGAAAAATAGATGGCTTAACAAAAAATCCATTGGTGCGAGTAGTATACTGAGTCATAATAATGAAAACCGAGAATTGTTTAGAATCTTTCAAGGTCATAAGAAAAAGAAAGCGAAAGAGATACCTCTATCCGCTGAAGCCGAAGATGAACTTGAAGAGTTAATGCATGAGTATGAAGAAATTAGCAATCAAATAATGAACTTTGAAGAAGGCAGCGATGAATACTCTGAACTCAATGCTCGTTTACACGCTATAGAACAAGAAGAGATGGCTATTGAAGAGAAGGCTCAACCTGATGAAAAAAATACTTACGACCAAATTACTGATAACGCTGAAATTAAAGACGAGCATGACCTTCGTGCTATAATGAGTATGGCTCAAAAAATGAAGCCTGAATATGAAAAGGCTGACCCCGATGCATTTAATCCTGAAATGCCTGACAAGTTCTTAGCCAACACTTCTCGTTTAATGCGTGATGCTAACATGGCTTTGTTACGACTACCACATTCTTCACATGGGTTACACACCCATGGGTATGGTGAGGTTATGGAGGAACACAGAAGTGCCAGTCAGTTGTTATCCGATGGTGAAAATGTTGTATCTCCTCATCATACAATCGCTAATGTGTTAGGTATGGCTGGAAAAGAAATCTTACCAACTCACTCTCAAGCAAAGGTTCGCTCTTTGCTTAATTTACCTGATGACGCTGCTCACAATAACATGATTGATAGGTTACTTGAAGGAATGGATGCACCTGTTAAGGTTCTCCGACATGGTGATTTGTTAGGTGCTGGTGTAAGTTTTGCTGGAGAAGAGGCAAACTCTATGTTTTCAACTGATGACCACCATGAAGCGATTGAATCAATTCTTCGTGAGCACATAAGAACTCGGCCATCGGCTAAAGAAGACCCTACAAAGCGAGCAATAGCGGATAGAAAGTTTGGAGGAGTTTTCCGTGAAAAGTATGGTAAATCTCTCAGTCAATTAGAGCAATTATTCCGACCCACTCAACAGAGTCAATTAGATACACACGGTTTATCTCGTTTACAATTATCTCATCGTAATGGTAACTATGGTAAAAAAATGAATGCCATTGGTAGCCTAAAGGGTAATATGAACGCCCCAGTTAATGATGCAAAAAGCAGAGTTCACGACCTTGTTTTGTTTGACCCAACTAAGGCTACAACAATGGATAAGGTTGTAGCACCTTCTACTACAGCGAGAACAGCACAATGGACTCAACAACCAATTCACCCCGCTAACAGTAAAGGGGCTTCTGTTCAAGACATGTTTATTTCAGGAGGAATGGATAGTGGGTATGAGATGACACCAAGCGTTGGAATGGAGTTCCCCGGTAACAAAACGGCTATGGCTGGGACAAACACAGAATCTCAATTCTTACATTCTATCCCTGAAGAAATCATGAAGCAACTTCATGGTGAAGAGTCAGTTAAACAAGTCTTGTCATCAAACTATCAAGTCCCATCAGCGGTAACTAACATGAACAGGGTTGATGTTACAGGGTTACCTGCCAACCTTAACCCAAGTGATATTTCAACAAGCGACCCCACTGAGACATTGATGGTGTTGATGAATCCCGATGCGCTGTTAAAAGATGACAAAGGTAGACCCCCACCTATTCTCCCTATGCATCGTATTTTCTCTTTGAAAGATTTTGAAGCGCTACGAGGTTTTAGCGGAGACTGGGTAGTATCGGCTTTCTATGATGGAAAGCGTATGATGATAATGCGTAAAGGTAGTCGCTTTACAGCCTATGATGAAAATAATAGTGCAGTGCCTCTAAATGATGATGATAAGAAACAACTCAAAGCGGTCACTGATAAAAATTACATCATTGATGCTGTAAGGATGGGAGATAACATACACATCATTGACATCATTGATTATGACGATACCAATGTTGGTGATATGACTGTTCGTGAAAGACTCAAAGTTTTGAGAGGACAGTTTGACAGTCATGAGCATGTTTTAGTTCCCGGCCCATACGATACTCGTATGACAGAAGAAGGGGGTTTGGATTCTACGGTCAAGAGTTTACAAGAGACACATAAGCAATTATTACTTCGTGATGCTAAATCCACATACATGCGTGGCGAGCGCCGACATCCGAAATGGTTCTTACTTCGTAAAAACAAGAATGTTAGTTTTATCATTTTAGATGTCCGAGGTAAAGGCCCATACACATACCGATTAGGAGCAGGGCCACTTGACTCAGAAGGATTTGGTAACCGAGGTGTAGAGTATGAAGGTAAACAATATCTTGATGTTGGAACTGTCAAAAGTCCGAAGCCATTCAAAGAAGGAGACAATGTTTCAATTTCTGTTTCGGGAGTTAAAAAGCGGAATCGTGATGGTAAAACAATTTACGATGTTACCTCTTCAAAGATTGTAGGGGAGGCTGATTCGGAAAGTCCAGCGAGTCTTGAAACTTTATCTCTCTTGGCTAAATCTCATCCTATTATTCACATTCCCTACGATATTACCCTCAAAGAAAATCAAATATCCATTGTTTTTGAGGGGTTAGACGAGGTAATTTACAAATCAGAATCCAGTCATACTGGGAATTGGGCGCACTCACCAAGGTCAGTTATGGGTGAATTAAGCCAGTCAGATTACACTTTACAATTGGCTGAAAGTGTTAGACCGCTATGGAATCAGGCTGTTTCACTGATGATAAAAGGCGTAGAACCTGAGCATTCAATGAATAAGCCAAAAGACAGAAAGCGAAGTGAGAAACAATCCGCTGGTGTTATTGAGGCTGAAGATGATGAGAATATCTTGAAGCCAAATGCAAAGACCATGCTCAAAACAATTACTCGTATTGCTGACCTAACAGCACGCCTTGATAATCTAAGAAAAGAAAAAATGTCGGGTATGACCAGTGCTCAGGGTATGGGTATTGATGTTGGTAGTGGCATAGAATCTCCAAGAGGCCCAACAAGACTAACCAGTGAAGAAAGTTTGCCTGATTGGGACATGATTGACCGCCCAACAGAGGATTCCGAAGAAGAATATGACTCAGTTACGCAAAGGCGTTTGAAACAAAAAAATGCTAAGCAGTCTCCTACTTATGAAGCAGAATCGGATTATGAGGCTTAGGGGTTTATTCATATAGGTAAACAGACAGAGAGTGAATTAGTGTGTTACGAACTCAGCGAAGAAACATCTCACTCCTCAAAGCGGGGAGTGACCTCATTGTTGCAGGGTATGCTTCAGTAGAGTTAGTAGACAAACAAGGAGATTTAATTACAAGAACAGCATTGAAAGACGCTTTCAAAAAGTTCATGTCAGACCCCAAATACAGAAATGTCCAATTAGCACACTCAAATATACAAGTCGGAGAAGTAATAACGAATTACACGGATAATCAAGGGAGGTTGTGGAAAAGCGAAGTAGACGATGCTGGAATGTTTGTAGTAGTAAAATTACGAGACGACATTGAAAAAGCACGAGAAGTAGCATCCGAAATACGAAAAGGCAATTTGGCTGGATTTAGTATAGGTGGACAAGCATTCAAACGAGTAAACAAAAGCGACAAAAACCACGGCTCATACCAAGAAATCTCAAAATTAGAACTACACGAAATAACAATCTGTGAAAAAGGAATTAACCCCGAAGCAACATTCAATATACTGAAACAAGACAAAAACAATAAGGTGAGCAAAATGACTGACGAAGTAATGGAACAAATGAACGATGTATTAAGCCGACTTGAAGGCCGACTGGACTCAATGGAGAAAGGAGAACTACCCCCTGCGCTACAAGCCGCTATGGAAAAGAAAAAGAAGGGTAAGTCTGACTCTGATGAAGACAAGAAAGACGACAAAGAGAAAGGCAACTACATGGACAAAGACAAAGACGAAGAGAAAGACAAGAAAGACGACAAAATGAAGTCTGAGTTCTCTGATGTCATTACATCCGAATATCTTGACTGGATGGAAAACACTCTCAAATCCGCTGGTGTAGACACTGGTGCTGCACGCTCTCACTTTGATGGAGTAGCAAAAGCAAACCTTGGCTCTACTCCTGAATCAATTGGCGACGGTGCTGATTACTTTGCTGGACAAGTCAAAGGTCGTGCTCAAGAAGGAGGCAACCCATCTACTAACGCAATCGCTCGCACAACTGGCGGCGGTGGCAAGAAAGATGTCGCAAAGTCTGACTTCATTACAGGACACGGCATTGATTCACACCGAATTGAAGAAGCATACGGTGTCTTCAAGGCTGCAAAGCAAGAAGAAGAGTTCCGCAAGTCTCTTGAAGCAAACTTTGAAGGTCGCTTCGCACAAGAAAGTGCTGAAGAAATCTCAAAAGCACAAGCACAAAACTTTGACGCTCGTGCTCCTCTTGATGAGGTCATGAAGGCTCTTGGAGCATTGAATGAGCGAATTGACAACCTTTCAAACGGTGGCGGCGAAATGATTGCTAAATCCGTTTCAACACCTACTCTTGATGTGCCAAGCACTCAAGACTTGGCAAACATGACTTGGGAAGAAGTTCACCAACTGGCTGGAGGGCTATACCGCAGCGAGTGAAAACTCACAAACAACAAAAAAAATATGGAGATGAAATGATATGGCACGAAATTATGTAAGAACAGTCAGCGACATGGAGCGATACTACTACGGAGCAGGTAACTCAATGGGTTACACCTACACTGGTAGTGAACTTCTCAAATCGGATTCACCAATGCTAAGCACCACTGCTGGAACATACCAAGCAATCTACGGGCGCAAAGTTTGGTCACAGTTGAACCAAGAGTTCAACGCATTCTCAATTCTACCTAAGAAACCATGGGAACGCAGTGGATGGAGAGTCATTACTGACAAGCCAAACGCTGGTGTTGTTCACGGTGGTATCGCAGAAAACGGCACACTGCCTGAAACTGTCAAGCCAACTTTCCAACATGTTGCTGCAAAGCCTAAGACCATCGCTCACTCCTTTGATGTTAGCGAAGTCGCTGTTTTCCTTGCTGACAAGGATGACGGTATGGGTGACATGCGCTCAGTTCTCAAAGAAGAAATGGGTAAGCACCACGCAGAAATGGTAAACAAGATGCTTCTTCTTGACTCTGATACCGCTGCTGGTAACAACTTTGAATCACTTGACCGAATCACTGCTGGTGACGGCGCTGGTGCAGGTCTTACTGGTCTAAGGACTGCTGGCGGAAACGAGCATGTAGACGCTCCTTCTAAGTTGGACATCTACAGCATCGCTCGTGCAACCAACTCTTGGGCTAACGCTGAAGTGAACTGTGCTGCTAACGCAGCCGATGCAAGTCGTCGTGTTCTTTCTCTTGACCACTTGGACACCATTTTCCAGCAAGTTTGGGAGCGTGGTGGTAATCCAAAGGTTATCCTAACTGGATATGACACTTTGATGCGTCTTCAACAACTTCTACAAGCGCAACAGCGTTTCATGGAGGAAAAGCGTGTGACCCCTACCTACAACGGTGTTAAGGGTGTTCCGGGTATTGAAGCAGGTTTCATTGTCGCTACCTACAACGGTGTGCCAATCATTCCTACCAAAGACATGAAGAAAGACGGTCTAAGCCGTATGTATCTCCTTGATACTGACTACATGTATTTCAGCACTGCGATTCCTACACAATACTTTGAATCCGGTATTGAAACTGGTGACCCATTCGCAATCAACCGCCTCGGTCAAGAGGGACTTTACCGAACAATGGGTGAAGTATGGACAACTTTCTTTGGAGCACAAGCAAGCATTCGTGACTTGAAGTGAGGACACAAAACAAAAAAAAATATGGAGATGATTTGATATGGCAACAGAACTAACGATTACAGGAACAGCAACAGCAACCCTTGTGGGTAACTGGGAACTACGAGCAGGGTCGGCTGACACAACTGAGTGGCTTGACGGTGCAGCAGATGTATCTTACCCCGGCGGTGGGCCGGGAACTTTCAACGCTTCTAACAGCGATGGAGCAAACGGCTACGACCCAGCACCAAAATTGGCATTGTTTAATGTCACTGGCGGAGCAGACGGCGAAACCATCATTCTTGGTGGAGCAACTGCTATTCTAAGCGTAACAGCAACCCCAGCCGAAGCAACACCTGTTCTTACAGGATGTATCTTTAGCGGAACTACTGCTACCCTACAATACGCAAGCGGCACAGCGAATGTTACAACTGTAATGATTATTTACAACTGAGGTGCTTTAAGTGCCTACAGTAACATACACTGGTCGCTCTTGGTCTACAGGAAACATTGACCCTACGCACCCTGATTTCATTAGGCATCAGCCTCGTGAAGTTACAACCGCTTGGTTGGATAAGTATGCGTTTAGGCTTGGTGCTGACTACAAAATTGAAGGTTACAAAGCGTCTAAAGTTGCTGACTCTGACTTGAGTGGTGTCCCTGATTCAACATGGAGTCGTAGTGACATCGCAAAGTGGCTTTCAAACTACGACATCAAACCAAAAGGCTATGCAACAAAAACTACTCTTCTTTCACTCGTGGAGACTGTAATGAGTCCCGATGGTGTAGAAGAAACTGAGGCTCTTGTTGAAGAGAGTCTCGCAGAAGAAACAACAGGAGATGAAGAATAATGGCAGTAACTATTGACCCACGACCAACCTACTTTGGTGACCGAATGATTGTAACAGGCTCATACGAAGCAACAGATACGAGTATTGACTTGTCAGGACTTTTGGCAAGCATTGATGGTATTATTGTAAACCCAACAGCAGTGGGAAATCTTGCTAAGATTAAGGAGATTGATATTGCTGGTGGCACTACTTACGCCGCAGTTGATGGAACTTTCCCTGACCTCGCAAGTTTTTCAGGCTCTACTATCACTGTTTCAGCATTCTTGGTGGGACATGACACTACTGGTGGAACTTTTGTAGCAATTGGTCGTCGCTCTTGAGGTGACGATATATGCCAAAGACTGTATCAATTCTTGGGCCTTTTCCGCCGAAGGATTTCAATGATTCAACAGCAACTGCTGAGATAGCAACTGCTATCAGCACCGCTATTGGTAGTAACACTTGTGTATCGTGCGACCCGCACCATATTCTCGGTAACATTTACATATTTGTCACCACCAGTTGAGTGTGAGGAGTATGTATGTCGTTAGCCGAGCAATCAATTGACCTGAGCGATATTGAGCGTTTTCAAAAACAAGGCATTCGTTCTGACGCACAGACTCTACTCGGTAAAGTCATTGACGAAGAAAACCCACTCAAGGGTATTACTTCACAACAGCGTAAGCGTAATCTTGAAGCCAGTGATGTTCTAAACATTGGCTCAGGCACTCGTTGCCAACACTGTGGTATGCTGCATTTTATGTGGCGAGAGACATGTGCCACTTGCGATAAACCAATGGAATACAACCTTGCTTCTATAGACGAGGAGGCGAGAGCATGACCCGTTGCACACTCCTTGATGCTTGGTTTGATGTTAAGTCAAAGAAAGTTGATGAGGATGAAAAAGAAACCAAGAAGTGTTTCGTAACGGGAGATGAAAAGAAATGCCAATAGTATTCAATCCCGGTGAGGCTGAAACACGCCCACTTGACCCTTCGGCAATCGTCTATACCACTGCACAGAAAGTTGCAGATTTTCTCTCAATAGGCCCACAGGAAGCCGTTTTAGTCAGTGCTGACAGCACTACTACTGCCGTTTTCGTTACAGGTGCTGATTACAGAACTGTGGGATTTCAAAAAGATGACACCATTCTCATTTACTCCGATGCTGACCCTTTGGGAACAGAGAGAGTCATAACATCAATTGGTAGCAGCGCCAGTGGGGTTCAACTCAACTTCGCTGATGTTATCACTGCTGCTGATTATCAAGCAGCCGATAACGCCTATGTTCAAAACACAGCATCGTTTACCAACGGTAAAACTCGTGGTATGAAGCGCTCAGTTGTTGAGGCTCGTATCAAAGAGGCTCAAGATAAGATTGACAATCTAACACACAACGCATGGCGACCCTATCTTGTGAGCGCCGAATACATCAATTTTGACACTTACAAACCATACCGCCGACGATACTATACAGATTATGTCGGCACAGCACCCCTCCTTTTCAGGAATATACAGCAAATCCTTCGCCTTGAATTATGGCAAGGAGACGACTATCGTGAGATTTGTAGCGCCGAGGCTCGTATCAAATTACCCGAAGATGTCAGGGGTTTATCAGGTTCTATTGTGGTATCTCCCGGCAACGGAACTGCCGCTACACTAACAATTGGAACTGCTACTACACAATGGCGTGCCGATTTTGATGCAGCAACAACAGGACAGAACCTTGCTGACCTCATTAACAAAGAAGATAGAGTAAATAAAGCAGCAGTGGATTTTGCTCCAGCATTCACACTGGAGGGTTCTACAGCAAATGTAGCATTGAACAATGAGTTCCTCGCTACCGCTAACGCTGATTATGGAACTGGTCAAGTGAAGATGACATCTATGCGTGCTGGTAAAGGTGGAGAGTCATGCTCTATTGTTTCTACAGATAGCAACATTGAGTTTGCTCAAGTAGACACACATACAGCAACTGTTACCAGCGTTGTTTCTACCACAGTCAATGTGAACTCTACAAGTGGTTTTTCTTCGGCTGGGGTTTGTGTTAAAGGTGACACAGTGTTTCGTTATACTGGTAAAACTGCTACATCTTTTACAGGGTGCGTTATTGTGGTAGGCTCTCCACTCTCTGACATTTTAGGTGACATCATTCAAAATACAATGGTGATTGACCTTCAAGGCGGTAGCAACAAAGGTGACAACGCCCGATTGCGTGACTGGTGGCTTGACCATGAAATGGGAGTTATTTACTTCAACAACTCCTATCCTTTCTTTGAATGGAATGCGATTAAATGCTCTTACATCTATGGTGAGCGTTATCTTGAGAAGGCTATAGAAGAGGCTGCTACAAAGATGGTGGCTTGTGATGTCTTGATGTCGGATGACAGAAGCGTTCTAATTCCTGAAGGCACACAAAATGTAGACTTGACTTCTAAGATTCAATTATTAAAGTCTGAAGTTGATGCTATCTTAGCCCGTTATATTGAAATTATTGTCTTTGAGTGATGCGTTATGGTAAGTGGGCCTCAAGATGAGTTTTTGGAGATGCTAAAGGCTGAACTATCAGACCCAAAATACCAAGAGGAACTACGAATGGTTATCACCCAAAGACCTGAAAATTACCGTAAAAAGGTAGAAGCACAGGAATTAGGGATGGAAAACATCATGAAAACTGAAGAAGGCTACCGACAAAACAACAAACCAGCACCTCAAGGAGCAGTTGATGCTGCATTAAAAAGGGCTGACGAGCGTATGCTTCGTGAATCACCATTACTTCAAGAGAAAAACCTCAAGTTTTCAGGCGGAATGTTAGTCCCCGACATAGCAAAATACAAGAAAATGAAGGCGGCTTGATACTATGGTTGCTACATTTACTGAATCCCTTGATATGGTCGTCTCCACATTGGAAAACTGGAATCGTGGTAACACTGGTAACATCAAACCAATCATCGCTGACATCGCTACAGTAGGCGCTGAGCGAGGTAAAAGAATAGATTTGTCCCGTCACGATTATGTGCTTTGCTATGAGACGGCGCACAATGAAGAAGCCCCTGAATTATTCTATGATTTCGTTACAACTCGTCTCAATATCACTGTAGATGCTCGCACAGCCAAGGGGAGAAAACATCTTCAGGCTATGGAAAACGAGATACGCCGCCTCATTCACACCGTAAGAAAAGGAGACGGTGTGAACTTTGACCGCATGGTATACAAGACTCGCACTGACCTCTCCGATAGGTCAAAGGTTTTATTTCGTATGACCTTTCAGATAGAAGTAGTTATCTTTGCGGAGTTAGTGCCTTGAGTTGAACGGACATGCCATCTACAGTATACAAAGGAGATTTGACCGAGGTTGCCTTCGGTCACGAGACAGGATTGAAACTACCACACAACTACGCAGGGTCGTTCAAGTTCATCCACAAAAGCAGGGATGATTCAGCAAATACCAGTGTAATTTCATTTACAGGAGGCGCTGCTTCTACTCCTTGTAATGCTGGTCTTTTACTCTACCCAGTCGGTATGTTGGTAGGTAGTAGGCTCTCTTTCGTTACGGCTGGAACAGGATTTAGTCCTGATGATTCTCACAACAGTGGTCGCACATTTACAATTATGGAGCACAAAAATGAGGCTAACAACGGAGTGGCTACAATTACACTCGCTGCTGGTGGAACTGGTTATACTGGTGCTTCACCTGTTGCTACCACAGGTGGGACAGGAACTGGGCTTACAGTAAATACAACAACCAGCGGTGGGGCGGGAACTCCAGTTACAGCAGTCGCTGTTAATGCAGTAGGGGCTGGTTACACTGTTGGCGATGTTGTTACTATTTCAGGTGGTGGAACAAACGCTACACTTACCGTTGCTTCTCTTACTACTGGTGCTACTGAAACTCAACTCACCGTCACACCTGCTTTGAAGACACCTGTTGCTCAAGAATCAGAGGGTGGGTCAATTTTAATTCACTCCTTTGGAACTCCTACTTTTGATGCTAACATGGGCGGTTGGAGCAGTGTTGCTACTGCCAGCAGTGAGCGTGTGCTTACTGACCAATTCCTCGGCCTTGCTGCTACTCTCACTTTACCTGAAACAAAGGTAGACCTCAAGCGATACCACATTGTAGGACTTGGCCGTGATACGGCAGTTCAAGTGCCGGGTCGTTTCCTAAACGAAGGAGGCACATTTGAGGTAAATCTACACAATCCTCGTTGGTTGTATTACGCTCTTGGTATGGAGTCAGTTTCAGTTGGTAACCAATTTGACAATCTTATGACTGATGATAGAGGTCTTGGTGCTGCTACCGAGATTGGTGAGACTTTGATTACATTAGATGGCGCTGCGAGCACTTTTACAGACGCTGCTAATGGTAGTGGTGGAACATCACCAATCGCTGCTGGTGATTATGTTTTGATTAAGAATGAAGGAACTGCTCTTACATTTAACGCATTAGTTGGTGGTAGCGGTTATACTGGTGCTGCTGGTGTTGCTACTACAGGCGGAACAGGTAGTGGTTTAGTTGTGACAACTACAGACAGCGGAGGTGCTGTTGATAGCGTTACAATCACTAATGGTGGACATGGCTACTCTATTGGAGATGTTATTACTATCGCAGGTGGTAGTGCTACTTTTACTTTAGTCACAGTCTCCACTCCAGTTCACGATACTATCACTTACAGTAACGCTGGTAGTTTAGGTGCTAACAAAGAGTTCGGATTTACTGGTATTGGTGCTGAAGAATACTTTGACCAAACTCAAGCACAGGAGATTCGTCGTATTGCTGCTATCAGCGGAACAAACATTTGGCTTGATGATGGTCTTTGTTTCCCTCACCCAGCCAACGCACCTTTGAGATTCATTCGCTTTGACGGAGATGGTGGAGGAGCACCAAATACTGGTAGCCCTCATCGTGAAATCTCAGGCGCTCTTACCAATGGTGTCACACGGTTGATGTATTCTCGCAGTAGCGTTCCTTCGTTTGCAGTAGAGGTAAGCATTCGCCGCCGAGATGTTGAAGGCTCTGTCGCTGATGTTACTGATGGAGGCGCTACAGACCCTAAACAACTTACTCGTGTCTACAAAGGATGCAAGGTCAAGGATTTCTCTTTGACCGCTGATACAGATGCTGCTCTTCGTATGAGCGTAAACTTTGATTCAGCGCTATGTTACACAGATACTGGTCGTCTTGAAACCACTGCTGTCTCTAAGCAATCAGGTGGGACAAAAGGTGACCGATACATGGCTCATCGCATGTTTGAAGAGAACAATACACCCGCTGAGAGAAAAGCAACTGGTATTGAAAAAGGCACACAGAAGCCATACATGTTCTACAACGGAACTGTAACTATTGCTGGTGTTACACTCGGACAAGTTATTTCCTTTACCATCACTGGTAACACTGGAGTTCAACAATTCTACACTATCAATGGTGCTGCTATTACTGACAGCGAAACAGACCAAATCCCATTCGGTGGCGCTCGTAACGCTTCTCTTGCTATTGAAGGTAAAACTGAGTATTCAATGGACTGTGAAATCATTGTTGATGACCCAGTGTTCTATCACAAGGTTCGTAGAGCAGTAGACCACGAGGCTTCTACTAATAATCAGATTCGTTTGTCTTTCACCAAGCCGGGAACAGCGGTTGGTCGTGAAAGCATTGACATCTTGCTTGATGACTTCTACATCACAGAAGCACCGCTACCAGTTCCTGAAGACAAGGGTGTTATCAAAGCACCATTGAAGATTCTACCAAAGGCCATGCGTGTGGTCGCAACAGACACGCTACTACACTCTTGAGGCGACTATTATGCTTACACCATCTATCAAAGCAAATCATTACAACAAATTATCTCACGACGAGTATGCTCACTGGTATGCATCGCAAGTGGGTGTTATTGAGGGAGACATTGTTAGCGCTGGTAAAAAGCGTTCACTGCATCTCATTGAAAAGGCAGTTGATGCACTTTTGCAGCCAGTGGTCGTAGAAGAGGTCATTGATGTGCTACCTGAAGAGGTATTTGAAGCAGCATCAGAACTTGCTACGCCTGAAGACATTGGTGACAGCGAAGATTTTCCAACAGAACTTACTTATGACGCTATGACCGTCAAAGAATTAAAGGCACTTTGTAAAGAGCGTGGGCTACCAGTCTACGGCACAAAGGCCGAACTCGCACTACGCTTGAAGCGTAATGACGAGGGTATATCCGAGTCCCCGACAGAAACCGAAGCCCCCGCTGACGAAGCGGCTGCTGAAGAAGAGTCGGACACCCCCGCTGAAGAAGCGGCTGTGACCACAGGTGAGACAAATGACCAAAACGATAGTAGCAAACAAGAACTTATTGATGAGACGGAATGATGAACAGAAGCACGAGATTGGGATAGACCCCGATGACCTTAACCTCGTAATGGAGGTATGGATTCGTGATGTTTCATTCTTTGACATTCAAAAAGCGGCTCAAGAAATGTTCAATATATCAAAAGATGGTGAAATGTCTCTTAACCTTGAAGGTTATTACAAATACGCATTTACCAACTGGGTGGTGCGAACTAACCCCAGTCTATCTACTCAAGAGTTGATGAAACTCAAAGGCTATGTTGGTGAACAAATCTCTGCATTATTGCCAAGTCCAAATGAACTTGGAGAGATGATGTCAGGGGGGTTTACCAAAGGCGGGAACAAGTGATTGAGAGTTTTCTCAGTCGCAAAGTTATCAACACCCCTGCCGAATTAGAACTCTCTCTTGAAATGAAAGCATACATAGTAGCAAAACATTACAGTATATCAATCAAAGAGGTGCAAGAAATGACTCCACAACAGTTCTACCAATCTTACACATGGGCTATTGTGGGTCGCAAAGAAGAAGAGAAGGCAAACAAAAGAGCCAATCAGTCTTCAAAAAGTGGTAGCCGAGAAACGGTTTCTCTTGACTACGATTTCTTAAACACGGAGGATTTCTGATGGTAGCACTGGCTGGCCTGACCGTAGCCCTTAGTGGGTTATCAAGCGGTGCAGGTGCAGTCTCAAGTATCTTTGGTGCTATTGGTGGTATCTTTGGTAGTGCAATATCAGCAGTCACAGGTGCTTTTGCGAGTGCTATTACATTCATTAAAGAAAAGTTTCAGGTAATCAAAGACTGGTTTAATGAGAACATTATGCCAATTTTTGATGAATTATGGGCTGTTGCTGAACCAATCATACAAACAATTGCAGACTTTGTATCAAGCGCTTTAGGTTTAGCGTTTGATGCATTGGGCTTAGCGTGGGGTGTATTTTTAGCAGCGATGCAATTAGCGTGGGATGAGGTTATAGTTCCTTTATGGGATTTGGTAGGCCCGGTTATTGAAATCGGTTTAGGAGTTATCGGTGTAGCATGGGATGTGTTAATGGCTGCTATGAAATTAGCATGGGATAACATCATCGTTCCTCTTTGGGACTTAATTGGTATTCCTATTGACATTGGTATAACAGCCATTGGTTTAGCATGGGATGGCCTCATGTATGCGATGGAATTGATTTGGAACAATGTCATAGAACCACTTTGGAACTTAGTCGGCCCACCAATAGAGGCTGGTATAGGACTCATAGCAACTGCATGGGATGGCCTCATGTATGGGATGGAATTGATTTGGAACAATGTCGTAGAACCTCTTTGGGGTATTGTTGGGCCTCCAATTGAAACTGGTATAGGTGCTATTGCGACTGCATGGGATTTACTTGTAGACGGTATGAAGTGGGTTTGGGATAATACCGTTGGTGCTCTATGGGAGGGCGTAGGGCCGGGTGTAGAAGAAGGGATGAAGAACATTCAGGTTATATGGGATGCTTTAGCCGACAGTATCAAGTGGGTTTGGGACAACATCTTAGACCCAATTTTTGGTGCTTTTGAGTATATTCTTGACCTGATATGGGGTGTCTTAGAGCCAATAGTTGATGCTATCATGGACTTGGTAAGTGCTGGTGGTGAACTCATTGGTGCTGGATTAGACATGCTCGGATTTGCTGAGGGTGGTGTAGTAAGCGGCCCTGAATCGGGTTACCCAGTTATGCTCCACGGAACAGAGGCTGTCGTGCCTCTATCGGGTGGGCGCTCTATTCCTGTAGAACTTGA